GTGACTGTCCATCGCTCTGATGGTTCTGGTACTACCAAAGGTTTCACAAACTCTCTGTCTGCATTCTCTGCTGAATGGGCAGAACGTGTAGGAACTGGTAAGTCAGTTAAGTGGCCTGTTGGTGTTGGTGGTAAAGGTAACTCTGGTGTAGCTGCACAGATCAGACAAATTGATGGTTCGATTGGTTATCTTAACTATGGTTATGTAAACGGTGGAAAGTTCCAACAAGTTTCTCTTCAAAACAGAGATGGTAACTATGTTAAAGCAAATGCTGAAACATCTGCAGCTGGTTTATCACAGATCATCCTTGACGATCAGCTTCGTGGTGCTGATCCTAATCCTAGGGGTGCCAATGCATACCCTATTGTCTCCCTTACTTGGATCCTAGCGTATCCTGAGGCAGATAATAATGAAGCAGTGAAGACCACCCTTCGTTTTATGTTGAGTGAAGAGTCACAAGCTCTTTCAGATTCTCTTGGTTATGTCCCTCTCCCAGAGGAACTTCGACAACGAGCTTTAGGTGTTGTAGAAACACTTAAGTGATCATATGAACACAGGGACAGTCGAGAGACTGTCCTTTTTACTTGACAGAATATTAAGAAAACATATATAATGTAACAATACTTCACACAGGAGAGATCCGTGACTGTTACTACTAATGATCGTGGCCAACAAAATATGTGGGCTACTGAACCAGCAATGTACATGACCAAGGAAGACCTTGACCGTTATGGTATCGAAACTCATGCTGAGAAAGCAGAGAAGTTGAATGGACGTGTAGCAATGCTTGGTTTTGTTGCAGCAGTTGTTTCTTATGCAACGACTGGTAGTGTGTTCTTCTTCGGAGCATTTGGATTCTGATGGCTGAACTTATTACTTATTATGTGATTTCTGGTGCTCTTATCATCGGAGCACCTGCCGTATTCTTTCTCATCGCCTTTATGCCTGCACTTCAGAACACTAAAGGTCGTATGGTAGGATACAAAGACCACAAAACATATGGTGACTCATCCATCTACGAGAATACTCCAGGTGATGAAACCAAGTTTTATCTCACACTTAAAGGTTGACAATGACTTCAACACTCTTTACACTAACGAGTATCGCCTTCTTTGTATTGTTGGCGTATTCTGTAGAAAAACTATCTGAGACTTACTAATGGCAATTTACAGCATCACTATCCAATCCCCTGATGGAACCGAGTCAAAGTTTGAGTGTGCTGATGATCAGTACATTCTAGAGGCTGGTGAAGAGGCAGGTGTAGACCTTCCTTACTCATGTAAGGCTGGTGCATGTTCTGCATGTGCTGGTAAGATCATCAGTGGAACTGTGGACAACGAAGAACAATCCTTCCTGGATGATGACCAAATTGAAGAGGGATACATTCTTACCTGTGTCGCATATCCGACTAGTGATTGTGTAATTCTCTCAGAGCAGGAAGAAAATCTTTGAGGAGTTGATTATGCCTAATCCAGATCAACTCTATATTGATATGCAGAAACTCGATGATTTGTATGAAGAGTTACTGTGGGATCCAGATGATGAGTTACAATTTACCCACGATGGTCAAAAGATCATCATTACAAACAAGACACAAGAGGAAAAACAATGAACGAAAGAGCAGAACGTATTAATGGTTGGGCAGCAATGATTGGTGTCATGGCAGCCATGGGTGCATACGCCACGACAGGACAACTTATCCCAGGCATCTGGTGAACGACATGTTATTACTAGGTTCCATCTTGTTAGGGACCTTCATCTTCTACTCTGTGTTGTTCACAGATGATGTAGACGATGACGATAACGGTCCCGATAGTGGTTTAATGCAACCAGTATATGAGGGTGTCTAATAAATAATTACACCCTTATTTTCTACTCATGCTTGGCAAACCAAAAAAAGTAGAAGAGAAGGACCAAGATGAAGATAAGAGTGAGGTACTAGGTAATCTAGTCAAAGTTGTTGTACTTATTTGGTCTGCATCTCTTCTTACATTCAGTTACGTAAGACTTCCAAATGGTCAGAAGATTCTTGACTTCGACCCTACTTTTATCGCATCAGTATTCTCAGGCTCTCTTGCAGCTTTCGGATTGTCACCAGCCAAAACTGGTGGTGGTCAACAAGTGAAAAAGAAAGAAGGAGAACCACCTGTCCAATCCGCAATCGAACCTAAAAAGTAAAATTGTATCGAGAACCACATCTTCAAAAGAAGTCTGACGAATGTGCAGACCTCTGGAGGGTGTGGTTTTCTTTATTTCAGACAAGAGATCCTGACGATCCTGACAGAAAGAAAGCAAGACAAGAATGGTTAGAATGTTGTAAAGAGTTCGGAGAAATGATAAGTCAGGAAGTCAAGACAAACGATAGGTATAAACACACATCTCTTGAATAGATAGTGTAGTTGTAAGAGTTATATGAAGTTTATTTTTGCTCTTCTCGCTACAATTTTATTTTCCTCTCCAGTATGGGCAGTTGATGTTCAAATGGGTTACGATGGTAATCTAGTTTTTGAACCTGCTGAAATTTCTATTGCTGCTGGTGAGTCAGTACATTTTATTAATAATATGCTTCCTCCTCACAATGTTGTGGTAGAAGACCATCCCGAATTGGGTCACGAAGCTCTGGCAATGTTACCAGGTGAAGACTTTACTGTTGAATTCCCTGAGTCAGGTGACTATACTTATTGGTGTGGACCACATAAAGGTGCAGGAATGATCGGTACAGTACATGTCGAATGAATCAAGACGAAAAAAGAGAATTCTATAAGTCACTTAGAGAAAGGGTTTATCAATTAAGGATGGCATATCTTTTTGAGGAACCCTGTCCTCTTTATGAAGAGGATGATGAATGGTGGTCATGCAAACTATTCTACGACAACGATGAGGACGATGGAACTTGCTGACTTTTTAGTTTGGATATGTGTCCCATTTGTAGTTACAACACTTTGCTTTGGTTTTATCAAGGGAGAGAACGATTACTACGACTCGGACGACTATGATGGAAATGGAACCGCGCATTAAGATGAGGTACATCTTTGCTATGAGCTCATTCTCAAGAATGTATGGTGTACCTTATGTCGAATCACATACTGATGTTTCAAGATTTTGTATGACTTGGGCTGGTACAGAAGAAGAAGCTCCTTTAGATAGACTTTCTTCAGTTGATTTCTATTTTAGAGACCTTTGGTTACAGTGGGGAAATGGAAATGTCAATTAGTACACAAATAGTACAACAGTTTGTCATCATAATGATTCCAATTTCATTTGGATTCATTTTATTTTGTATAGCCGCATTTACAGACCAATGATTCTATTTGTACGTCACTGGATGGAATCTCCTCCTGCATTAGGATTCTTGGGATTCATTTTAATATTTGTACCTATTCTAGGTATGTGGGCAGTCCATAAATATGGTTGGGAACATTGGGCACCCTTTGATGAACCTCATTCTAAGACCCCTAAATGATGTAAACGACGTAACATGGAGTGTTATCATTTGTTTGATAGCACTCCTTTGTGGTGTTGGGTATTACATATATACGATAATAGATCTAGCCAATAAGGAGATGACTAATGGGAGCAATGACACCCCCGAGTCGTAAGAGTTGTTACAATTTTAGAGTCATCTCTATAGATAGAGTGTTGGATGGGGACACAATCGATGTCACAATCGATCTCGGTTTTGACCTTTATAAAAAAGAGAGAGTTAGAGTTGCTGGTGTGGACACGCCAGAGAAAAGAACCAAAGACCTTGAAGAAAAGGAACTAGGTATTCATGCGACTAACTGGCTTAAAGATAAACTGGAAGGTGCTATCAGTGGAGATGATGATCTCGTTATCCGTACTGAGCTTGTCGGTGGTGTCGGTAAGTACGGTCGCCTTCTTGGGTGGTTATATGTTGGGGACGGCGAGTTGTCACTCAACGAACAAATGATCACCGAAGGATACGCGTGGGCGTATGATGGTGGTACTAAACAAAAAGACTTTGAAGAACTACGTGAGATTCGTAGAGCACATGGAACTCTAGTATGATAAGTGGTATTTTTGTATACGGATTTTTAATTCTTCTTTGCGTTACAATGGAATTAACATGGACTAGAAGATCATGATTGGATTATATCTAACAGTCACAATTGTTGTTCTCCTGGTAGCATACGCAGGATTTGACAACACAATGAAATTGTTTGCTTACATTGATTTACAATTAAGATTCATTCCACTTCGTATCAAGATGGACTTAATGAAAAGAAAGTTGGAGAAACAACTTCTTATAGATAGAGAAGAACTTTTTAAAAAGGTAGAAGAAAATGCAAAAGATCATTAATGGTATTGCATTACTTTCAGGTCTTGTATCACTGGGCGTAGTCGTAGGTGGTACATGGATCTACCTTGAGAAAGATAACATGATTCATAATGTGAAGACTCAAATGATTAATGGTGTTACTGAGTCAATCACAAATGCATTACCTGGTATGTTGGATGCAGCAATGCCAGAACTACCTGATGCAACTGGTGATGTTATCAAATCAACACCAAAAGTCACTGGCGGTCCTCTTCCTTTCTAAAAATTTGGTGAGAGATGTTAAATATAAATTATTTGAAAATGAATTATGTTCTGGATCTTTATTCTTTTTTCCTCACCAGCATTTGCATTTACTGAAGGATCATTAACTGGACAGTTATGTCCCACGGTTTTAATGGCTGAAAAGGCTTTAATTGTCAGTGAACTACATGGAAATTCAACCTATACGGATCGACCCGATAAGAATCCAGATCGATCCATTGTCCAATGCACCACCTGTAGTATCAGGGATTAATGCACCTGTCACAGTTGACATTGGTCTACCAATAGTAAACTTACCTGGATGTGTAGAAGCTCGTGACTCAACATCAACCACACTCCCCACTGACGACCCGAAAGGTAATTTTACAGTTTGTGACTCTGGCGTTCCTAGTTATAATCCTATTCAGTTTGAACCTGAACAATTAATCTATACAGAACCAGCAAAGGTACCTAAGGTTCCAAATTCACCAGAACCACCTATACCAGAGACACCAGAGATACCAAAAACTCCTCCACAAACTGCCATTGTAGAGGAGGAAGAAACTGTAGAAACCAAACCAGAGATACCCTGGACAGAAGAATATCTACCACCACTGGGTACAGTTACAACCACTGCATCGATTGCACTTGTAGCAACCACATCAGCACTGTTAGCAAAACCACTTGCTGACCTTCTACTCAAGTTAATTAAACCAACCATCAAGAAGGTTGTAAAGAAGGTATCTCAAATGGTAGGTAAAAAGGTTAAGGTTGATTCGTTAAGGGAGCGCCGAGGTCAGCAGCGTTCGAGGAATAAGGCTGTTCGGATTTTGAAGGGGAGGGAATAGTATGTCTATGAGGGGGGATGACACCACCAGGATTAGTAACAATCACATCCGCACATATTTTATAATATGGCGACTTGGGGTGGAAATAGATGCCTTGTTTCTTCAACTCGCCACAATTCTTCAGTCTGGCAATCTCGAAGTCTAGACGTTTGTTTGCAGTCAACTGTTCTTGTAATGCAATCTGTGTTGCTGCCGCTTGCTTACATTGGTCTTGTAATG